GTTTCAGCCAGATCCCCCAATAAGGCTGGTCCCTCATATCTAATTCCTCGCCTATCTTTGCTATGTCAATGTGCAACATCTGTAACATGTCAGGCTCCAAACCAGTATCATCAAACAATCTGTCTTCAAAATATTCATCTGTCAGCCCGTATCCCAGTGACTGTATGTCTTTAACCAGCCTTCTGGTCCAAACTCTTTCCATGTTTTCCCTAGCTTTTGGTGAGACATGAAGACCACCTATTCCCAATGTCATTAAATTGGACAATCTGGCCTCTGAAAACTTGATTTCAAACCCGTGTAAGCTATTGCTGCTTATAAATGATATCAGGCTTGGATAGTCTGTGATTTCTCTGCAATTGCTTGCTGTTCTCCCTACAAAGTAGTAAAGCCTCTTGTCAACACCTGAGATTCTCTTGGCGATTTTAGAATATTGTTGGGCAGTCAGATCATCAGGCTCCAGCCCACACTCTCTAACCTTGTTGTCTACGTACCTAACCTCAGTCATGGGGTCTTTGTTCATTCTAAAAAGCTTTGCATATTGCGGTTCATGTTTACAAACTACCACAAAATCACTATTCACTCTCTTTGATAGAGCTCCTAATGGATAACGAAATGAAACTACCAATGGCTTAACTGTACAGTGTCTACTTTGTTTGGTTATCACAAATCTACTTTCATTGCCCCTTACCCAGTCCATATACTCAGGGTTTATCTTCTTGTACATTGTCAACAGGGGACCCAGGTCAGTGGCTTTTATACCAGCAAGATAATCTTCATTTTGCAGACATGACATTAGCTCACTAATCTGAACAGACAAAGACTCATTTGTTTTTAACACCCTGTGTCTGAATGCACCATATATTCTGGAGATTCTTCTAGAGTCTGGTTCTGATACCATACTTGAATAAAACTTAGGCTCTCGTAGCTTTGCCTCTATCCATAGCTTGAAATGCTTCATGCTGTTTGGCTTGCAGTTCTTCAGATAAAAACTCTCAGAAATGTCACCTCTTAGCTTTGCATTTTCTGCAATTTCCCTTAACCTGGGATTTAGCCTAGCCCCCATATCCCACTGCAAGGTAATTTTGAGCTCTTCTAGGTTGATTAGCTCTTTTTCAATGAGTATGGTCGCCACCTTGCCCATGTAATCTTTATTGTATAGTAGGTGCCTAATCAGCTCGCTATCTGACTGTGCCATCATGAGATCAATTGGTGTCGGGTCATAGTCACCACCAAAGCCGTAATACAAGTCCTTTGTGACCGGCTTTGAGTAAAAAGCCCTGATAAATCTAGACATTAACCTTTGAGCCAAATAGGCCTCTGACAGTGTGCCACCATTGAATAAAATTTCATTGCTCTTTGAACCAGCCATTGCCACATCTGTGCAATAGCCCATATCAGTGGGCTTGAATGCCAATGTGTGGACAAATTTCACAATGAGTGGCAACATCTCTTTGCATAAGTAGACTATCGAGATTAGCTCCATGTATTGCCCTGTGACACTAATGTTTGATTTTTTTGTTGATAGCAGCAAGTTGCCACTAGCCATGGCAAATTGGGTCATGTCCAGCACTCTCTTGCCCCTACCCATTGGACCCAGGTCCTTAACCTCCTTTGATGCTTGGTCTAGGTAAACCTGGAATTTATAAGTGCTGTCGTCAGAGTGAGCCAGTCCCTGCCAATCAATGCTAGGGTACTTATAGAGAGTCCACGCTTTTATGTGTATTTGCACTGCCGCATGATAGATAGATGCCGTATAATTCATTATGCCCATCATGAAACTCACAGGCATCTCAAATTCATATGCACTGTTACCGAACTCCATGAACAAACATTCATATTTTATTTTCCTTTGAGGATGCTTCATTAAAGTGTCATATAGGTGCTTTTTCACAACAATTCTTTTTTTCAACATTTTCCTAAGGAACTTCATGCAAAACATATATGCTGGATCTGGGATGAAGGGTCTCAGGCCCTTGAAGTATTTTATGAACTTTTGTAAAAGTGCCCAGGGTGCAAATCTTCTACAGTCCAAACTACCGGTATGTGACTCAGATTGAGAGCTACCTTCAAAGTATAGTTTATGAAAAAGCCCTGGTCTCTTATTGGAAGGTATTGAGATGATCTCATTTGGCAGTATTCGAGCAATATCTTTTGCAAACTGCTCCACACAGTACTGCATGACTTTGGTCCCAACAAACATATTGTAGATCTCCCTAGCACCACCGTGTTGTTCTTTGTCTGTCATGTGGAATCTTGCTATGTCATCACAGCCATATGTTTTAAAGTACTCATGAAATGTGATCTCTTCTTCATCGTCTTCACCGGGCACATAATCACCAGTTCTGAACTTTTCCCCTTTATATAACACTTCATACCCCTTTTTGTTGAACATGGTGTGTTTAGTCTCACCACGTAGGCCTGCAGCTTTTGCTATGACACTAACATCTGTCTTCATTATTTTGTCCCAACACTGAGTTAAGCTATATTTTGAAGCTGACTGTATATAACTGCCAGTCACAAGGCCTAGGTACTCACTAAATTTTGGGTCATAACAGTAGTCAGACTCCAATATTGCTATATTTGGCTCAGTCATGTCTACTTTAATGCTTTCACAATCCTCATTATGGCCATCAGGATGTAGAGTGTCAAATTTGATCTTATCATCTAAGACATTACATAGTACTCTTACTTGCTCCTGTGTAGGATCAACAGGAGACTTAGTCATCCCGTAGTTACTATACAACATGTTAGCAAATGCATCCGGAGATTGTGTCATTGAACCAGTCCATATGGACGGTATTCTGGCTGTTCTAATTGAGCTTTCCATATTCCCGCCCGGATTGTCACGCAAATAAAACATCCCTTTGCTAAACTTAGAAT